TCACCAACCAGATCAGCGTGACCGTGACCGATTCCGGGGTCCAATCCCAGGCCAAGAGCAGTGGCCAGCGCGGGGATGACATCTCCAAATCCCTGGAAGGGGTCTTGACCGCCTGGGCCATCAAGGAAAAGCGGGTCGGCGGCGTTCTTGAGGGGGTGGCATGAGGTTCCTACAAGCGTGGATGCCCGATACCGGGGCTAAGATGAAGAAGGCACCTGAGGTCACGTCCGTTAAATTCGGGGACGCCTACAGCCAGCGCACACCCGATGGGGTGAACAACTCCATGCAGGAGTGGACGCTGCGATGGAGCGTTAAAACGGATGCTGCCATTTACGTCATCGAAGCGTTTCTGGATGCTGCGGGTGGGGTCTCGTCCTTTGAGTGGGTAACGCCGAATGATATTGCCGTGGCCAACATCCTCGCAGGTTACACCGTGGACCCCGCCGTCATCCCGGCCCGACTGTTCTTGTGCCCCGATTGGGCATGGTCTATCGATGCCTTCAACATTAACACCCTGAGCGCCACCTTCCGTGAGGTTCCCGCATGAGCACTCCCATCGTCACGGTCACAGGCAAGGGCGGCCCTCTCACTATCCCTGAATTTGATCAGAACTTGGTCAACCTACGCGATGCAGCGGATAATGCAGCCTCCGCCGTCGCAGGGTGGAAGGCTCCATTTATAGGGCCTATCTCTATGTCCAGTCCTGTATGTTCGACCCTGACCAGCTCCTGTAATCTACTGATTCTGGGCGACAGCATCACCTACGGGGTTGGGGCAACCACGTTCAAGGAATCCTGGGGATATCGGTTCTGCCGGAGCGTCTGGAATGCCATCTCCGGTAATGGTAGAACCCCTTACGGATACCAGACTACATTCTCCATGGACAGGGCGCTCCAGGAAACCGGAGTCACCAGCACCGGGTCAATCTCCAGCAGCGGCGTGGTCAACTCGCGGCTGACGCTATCCGCCGGCCAAACCCTCACCGTCACCGCCCACGCCATCGACTACCTGGATGTGATCTATGACGCATCGTCCAGTTCTGGATCCTTGGTGTTCAAGAAAAACGGCGGTAGTGCTTATGCGACCAAGACGGTCAGCGGAACAGGTCTTCAGAGCACCTTCCCCACAGCCGCCCTGGGTACCATCGAGTCCGACACCCTGACGATCACGGCCTCCGGCGGGACGGTAGTGATCACCGGAATCCTGAAATACAAGACAGCTGTGGGTGGGAACTCCCCAAAGATTTTCATCGGGGGGTGGAGTGGAACCGCCTATCAGGATTACACCTCATCGGCATCCCTGACCGAATTGGCCTATTACCTTAATTTTTTTACATCAGGTTCTGATCCTAAAACATGCCTTTTCATGCTTGGTACTAACAATATTTACAGCGGCACAAAGGCTCTTTCCCCAGCCGCCATGATTTCCCAGATCCAGACCGTCATTGCGGGCCTGAATGCCAGGTCATCCACCGTATCCTATGTTCTTTCCGTACCCCCAAAGGCATCGGGTGTCTGGCCCATCATCGTTGGAGGCTACACCTATCAGAACTATGTGGACGCCATTGTGTCCTTTGCCCAGGCGAATAACTACGGGATGATCCGGAACGACATCGGTGACCTCAGTAATAGCACCCATTACGCAGATGGCGTCCATCCTGATAGCCTGGGGCATTTGGTGATGGCCCAGACTGTATGCGCGGCCTTCGGGATTCCGCTCAACGACTACATCAAAACGGCCCAGACGGCTTCCGAGACAGCTGCGGCAGCTGCGGCGGCCTTGGTCGCTGGGTTCTTCACCCCCATCGTGGCTGACATCACCATGAACAGCACTTGGAGGCCCTTCGGCAATGTCACCGCGAACCGCGGGATGGTTATGAAGCAGAGCAACCTGGTGGTGCAGATCTCCGGGATCGTGGAACCCAACGGATCCGTGTCCACGGTGGTCGGGACGCTACCCGCCGCCTACCGACCCACCCGCAGCGTGTTTTTCGTATGCTCGACCAATGCCGGCCCAGTCTCGGCCTATATCGACACCAGCGGAAACATCAACCTAGGCGCCGTCCCGACGACCTGGCTGAGTCTGGAGTCGGTGACCTTCCACGTTAACCGGCCTTGACGATGAACGCTCCCACCGCTGAAATCCAGACCCTAACCCCCGGGGCCATCCTGGAATTTTTCGAACTCGACGCCACGGGCATCGGGGGTTCACGGTGGTATTTCCACTGCGGGACCAACAAACTCAACGCCAGCATCGTCTGGCAGGGGATCACCTACCAGAGATTCCCCATCGAGATTGAGGGTGTGGAGATCACCAGCAAGGGGACCATGCCCAGGCCCACGGTTCGTGTGTCCAGCGTGGATGGTGTGATCACGGCTGCGGTGCGCGACTTCGATGACCTCGTGGGTGCCAAGGTCACGCGCCGCCGCACCCTGGCCAAATATCTGGACGAGATCAATTTCCCACCGCCCATGACCAACCCGACCGCTGACCCTACTGCGGGCTTCGATGACGATGTCTTCGTGGTGGAGCGCAAGACGAAGGAATCACCCCAGGAGGGGCTGATTGAGTTCGAGCTTTCCTCACCCCTGGATATGCAGGGCGTGATGCTCCCCCGCCGTCCAATCCAGTCCCGAATCTGCTGGTGGCACGATGCCAGCGACTGCATCTATTCGGTGGGCGGGCTGTGCCTAAAGCGGATCGAGGACTGCAAGGTCAAGTGGGGAACGGCAAAGTTGCCCTTCGGGGGCTTCCCAGGAGCTGGACAGGTATGACGCCAAATTGTTATCTCGCCTTCCACCGCCACGCGGCCAGGGTCGCCCCCATGGAGTGCTGCGGGCTGATCGTGCGCCGTTCCCTGGACGGGGTTGAGGAATACCGCCCCTGCCATAACATCGCCACGGTCGAGGATACGTTCACAGTCAACCCGGAGGACTGGGCCGACGCGGAGGACTCCGGGACCATCCTGGCCCTGTGCCACTCTCACCCCCACGGCAACGCCCAACCCAGCGAGGCCGACAAGGCGGGCTGCGAGGCCCTGGGTCTTCCGTCCATGATCATGGGCAGGGATGGTGACCTCTACCGCCTGGACCCCGTGAAGCACCAACTGAACCTCCTGGAGCGTCCGTTCTCGTTCGGATGGAATGACTGCTACTCCCTGGTCAGGGATTACCTAGGCTCAGACCTTCCCGATTTCCCCCGGATCATGGCCGATGCCGAGCGGCTGTTCCTGGAGCAGTTTGAGAGCCTGGGGTTCCGTGTCGTGTCCGATCTCCAGACCGGAGACGTCATTCTCATGAAGATCCGCGCCAAAGGCCCGAACCATGCCGCCATCTATCTCGGAGAGGGCCAGATCCTGCATCACCTCGTGGATCGTCTGAGCGGACACGAACTCTATTCCGGCCCCTACCAGCAGGCTACAACCCACATCCTGCGGAGGTCCGCATGAGCATGACCGCTGTTCGGCTCTACGGCCCCCTGGGGCACCGCTTCGGGCGGGAGCACCACTACGATGTGTCCAGCCCCGCAGAAGCCGTGCGGGCACTGTGTGCCACCCTGCCGGGGTTCAAGGCGTGGATGCTGGAGAAAACCGTCCTGGGTTACAAAATCCTGACGGGGGCTGATGCACAGAGTCTGGAAACTCTGGATCATCCTCATGGGCACCAGGTCATCAAGATCGTTCCGGTGGTGGTGGGGGCGGAGAAATCTCCGCTCGCTTCGGTCATCCTGGGGGCGGCCATGATTGCAGCTACGGGAGGATTTGGGGGCGCTCTCATGATCTCCGGAATGTCTGCGGGTTTTTCGGGGGCCATGGCAGGGATGGGTTGGGCCATGGTGATTGGCGGGGTCGCATCCGTATTTTCTGACCCACCCAACAACCCCGGCATCACCGGGGACGGTGCCTCCAAGCCGAACACCTTTTTTGACGGTGCCGTGAACACGATCTCGCAGGGGAACCCCGTCCCTGTTGGCTATGGCCGGATGCGGATCGGGTCTGCCGTCATCAGCACGGGCAGCTCCCCCGAATCCTACCCGACCGGTTCCGGCGGCGGTGCGTTCAGCGCATCGGATGGGGCAGGAACGATGGTTGGCAATGGCGACACCTCCCCGTGGATCTGGTCCATCGACCCTGCGGTTTAAGGAGCACCTGAATGTGGTATGGCGATCCTCCCGAACATGACCCGTCTCAAAATGCCCTCCCGGTAGGCCAGGTTGAACAAGGCCGGGTCCTGGACTTGCTTGGCGAGGGACCGATCAAGGGTTTAGTCAACGGCCTTAAATCGGTTTATCTCAATGAAACCGTGCTCCAGAATGCGGACAACTCCTTCAATTTTACCGGGCTATCTCTGGCCATGGTGAAGGGAACGGAATCCCAAGCCGTAATCCCCGGCTTCGAAGGTACTGAATCCCCGACCAGTGTCACCACCGAGGCCACCTACATCACCTCGGTATCCAGGACGGTCAGCAATACGAGCGCAACGCATGTGCGGGTCAAGGCGAGCTTCCCGGCTCTATTCGACAGCACCAGTGGGACAGCGCACAGCACCAGCGTCACCGTTGCCGTGGACATCACGCCCACAGTGGGGGCACCATACACCCCCACGCTCCAAGGTGGGGGCGTGGTGACGGCCTACAGCACGACCAAACTGGTAGTCGGGTTCAACCTGGCCCTCAATGGGACGGGCCCATGGACGGTCACCCTGCGCCGGGTAACCGCTGATTCTGCCACCCCGCTCACGCTGGCCAACCGGTCATATTTTGAGTCATTCGATACCATCGTGGACGGTAAATTCCAGTATCCCAACAGCGCCCTGGCTGCCCTCGTTGTGCCCGCGAGCCAGTTTGCTTCCGTGCCGAGCCGTGCCTACGACTGCTATCTCAAAATGATCAAAATACCCAGCAACTACAACCCCACGACCAGAGTATATACGGGCGTGTGGGATGGAACCTTCGTCATTGACTGGACCGACAATCCGGCTTGGATCTTCTACGACATGGCCACGGCCAAACGCTACGGGGCAGGGGAGTTCATCGACGCCAGCAAACTGGATAAGTGGGCGCTATATACCATCGCCCAGTTCTGCGATGAGCTGGTGGACAACGGCGCAGGCGGGACTGAGCCTCGGTTCACCTGTAACTGCTTCATTCAGACCACGGAACAGGCCATCAAGGTTCTGGGGTATTTCGCCTCAGTGTTCCGGGCCTCGCTCTACTGGGCCGGGAATACCATCGTTCCTGTTCAGGACGCAGATCATGTCCCTGTTGGTATCCTGAGCAATTCCAACGTGGTCAACGGAAAGTTTGAATACTCTGGCACCGCGAAGAAGGCCAGGCATACCCAGTGCATCGTCTATTGGAATGACCCTGCCCAGGCGTATAAGCGGGTGCCCTACCTCGTCCAGGATGACGCAGGGGTCGCTCGATACGGGCTCAATTCCGTTGAGGTCACGGCCTTCGGGGGCACCTCCATGGGACAGGCCAAGCGCCACGGCCTTTTCACGCTCGCCTCGGAACTGACCCAGACCGAGACGGTGTCCTGCACGAGCGGCTTGGAGGGTACCACCCTGCGCCCCGGGTATATCTTCTACGTATCTGATGCTTTCCGGGGTGGGTCCAGGATGGGGGGTCGCATCAAAACGGCTACCTCCACCGCCGTAACGCTGGACGCCCCCGTCACCCTCCTGGCGGGTAAAACCTACACCCTAGCCTGTAAACTCC